CTCCTTTTGTTAATTCCGGTGCAGATGGGGCTGTGTATTGAAGCGTAGAGCGAGGAGCCCCAACTTGGCCGCCAAGAATGTTGGCCGCCTGGGCGTTTAATATTGTTTGAGGTACCCCATGGGGATCTGCGTCTCTTTCTTCTTTAGTGGTAGGGCCGCCGACCGCGGAATTCGTGGCTCCCGCTGTGTGTTCTTGGGGTGTGAAGTTGCCAGCGCGGGCGTCGGATCCTAACTCACCAAATTCACCAGCATTATATGGAAAGTTGTTACCATAGCCCCATGGGCTAAATTGTCCATCGTGCCACCCAACAAGCTGGTCGTGGACAACAACGAAAGAAAAACTAACTTTAATTTCTCGTGGCAATGCGCGATACTCATTTTCCTTTCCTTGCTTCCCAAAAGCAACGTTTTTAGCAATGGTACCTAATCCATGCTTAAAACCAGTGATATAGCCAGTTAGGCCCTGTACGAGGGGCCCTCCAAGCTCTCCCGTAGGAGAATAGCTTCCAACATAGTTTCCATATTTTATTCTAAAAAATGGGGGTGCTCCTAAGATAGCCACAGGATCGTTATTTATAGTATAGCCTGATTTAAAATAGGCGGGGTATAAAAGTTGTGTTAGTAAATTTATATTACGCACATTGTTAACTACGCCGCCGGCGCCGTCGATAATATGATGTGCTCGACATGCGAAGCTAATAGATAACGTTCTTCCCGTTTTCTGATATATTGGAATGGGGTCCATTCGACCGTATGCCTGTTGTTGAGTGTACTCTGGAGAGAAGTTCTGGTCGATGGTGAGGTCCTCGACTGGGATTGTTATGTCTTTGCTATTGGCTGGCGTGCGACGCAATTTAACATGGAGGGGCTCAAATGAAAATGTTTTATATGACTCTTTAAATCTTGATACTGGCGTTGGCATTCTTTCTTACTCCTATCTAATCCCTTCTCTTATTTTTAAATTTACTCTCTCATCAATCTGTTTTGCTACAACATCTCCATCTAATATTATAGTATTCTCTATTCTTGCCGTAAGGCCTCCTTCTCCACCCAAAATCTGTTTTATTGCCTCAACGGCAGGATTCACTGTCGTCTCTGTGACTGGGATTGTGCCGCGGCCGGCCTTCTGGCGCTCAGCTTGTTCCTTTAACGTCTCCCCTTCTTTCATGCCCTCATATCGACCAGTGGCCATTCCGGCGACCGTTCTAGTACCAATTTGAATGTCCTTAGTCATAAGCGTCAATATTTGATCAAACGACATCCTGCCCGCCTTCGCTTGGTTTATAGCCCTTTGATATACGGCCGCAGTTTCCATGGTCATGCCGGCAACATATTTGCCTATGTGTCCCTCTGCCTGTTCGCCCAATTGAAATACAAGTTCATTAACCTTGTGACCAGCGGTCGCAATGTGTTCGTAAGCCGAATTGACCAGGAATGCCGATTTTTGGGCGCCTTTGAGTTGGTCCGATATTGCAACTGCATTTTTCGCTGCCAAAGCTTGGCCTTTCTCTGTTTTAATGAACATTTCTTCGGACGTGGCCATTGTATCTTGAGCAGCTGCAGTTTTCGCCTCAATAATATCTTGATCTGCGCTTAGCAATTTGCGAGCTTCCATTACACTAACGCCCAATTGTTTTGCAATTGCTTTCTTTTTAAACCTATCCATTGAATCAAAACTTTCACCGCTAGCCTCGACTGCCTCCCTTATCATCGCAATCCGCTCTTCTTCGGTAGCGTTGACCATATCTAAGGTATTCAAATATGGGCCGCCCAGCATTGCATTTAAATTACCAACCTTAGAAGCAGCTGAATCTAAAGTATCGAATCCCTCTGCGATTTTAAGAAGCTTATCCATTCCCACTCCTGTTTCTCCGACAGTAACAGATAATTCACGGAATATTCGTTTAGCGCGGGGAAGCGAATAAGCGCCTAAATTTTCCATTGCCGACTTGAATTGCTGACCGACTGCATCTGTTGCCTGACCAGTTGCGGCGGCGATCCCTACGATCTCTTCAGCTAACCCTTCCGACTGTGCTGTTAGATTGTTCACTCTATATCCCTTACCTAAAATGTCTAGATTTTGACTAAAAGTTTTAGTAGACAGCCCCGCTGTTTTAAATTTAAGAGCCATCTTGGCCAATGTATCGGCCATGACATCATTTCTACCGCTAAGGCGCCCCATGAGAGTGCCCAAAGTGCGCGATTCGGTAATCATGTCCTTGTAGACGCCAGTGACATCGGTACCCGTAATACCAAGATGTGCCAGCTCTTGTTGGGTTTCAATTATTCGTTGACCAAAGGTAGATGTTTTCTTACCGGACGCGTCGAGGGTCGTTGTGACAGCCCGTACGGACGCGTCAGTGTCCTTAACTTGGCCCATAAATGAAGCTAGGGCTGTTTGGCCCTGGTTGACTTCTTCGTTGGCCTGCTTGGCCTGTGCGATCCACTGTTGCCAGGTGCTGGCCATGCCTTGGAGCCCGTCGGCCAGCAGCTTCGCCCCGGTGGTGTAGCCTAAGATCTTGCTGGCCTCGCCCAGGGCGCCCTTTGCCTTTTTAGTCGCTTTAGCTCCCTTCGCCGCCTTGCCGGCCTTTCCAGTCCGTCGCAGCGCACCCATGCCGCCGGCGAGTAACAGGCCTCCGCCGGCAAGGTATGGAAGTGCTGACTGTATTTTGCTAAAATCTTTGGCGTTCTCATTTCTCGCAGTCGATTCTTTGTTGATTCTAACCTGTTCTTCGGACTGTCTGATCAGGTTCTCTAGTGCCCGGGCCTCAGTAGAATTTTTTTCCTTGAGCGTGTCATGTACCGTTATTAATGCGTCTCTTGTTGCTTCGGCGTTGAGTAGTGCTTTCTGATCGTAGTCCAAGCTCAGCATTCGCGAATCAAGCGATGCTGCGAGTGCCTCGTTGGTGGCTACAGTCGCATCTTTGCCCTGTGCCATGGATAAGGCTGTGCGATGTGCAATCTCTGAATTTTCTTTTAATTGAGTGCCTTGCTTTAAAAGTATATCTAGGTTCTGCTTTAACGTTTCTTGCAGTTGGATGCCAGACTTATTTAAAGCAGCCATGATATCTGATAATTGTTTCGCTTGTTCTGGTGTGAGTGACATGTATTGCCCTTTTTATAAAAATGCTCTATTATAATTAGTTAAGGGCTTTATTTTTAACTATCTTCTTGAGCGGCGCGCTGAGTTGTGGGCGTCGGCTTCATCTTCTTTTTGTTTCACGAGTCTCTCAAAAAACCACTTGCGCAGTCCAACCGGGAGGTTGTAGGCTTCGGCTAAACTCCAATTGCCATGATACATCATCAAAAAAAACTGCTCATATACTTGTTCTATGTACTCAAGAGATAGACCAAAAAAAGTCAGCGGTGAGGGGGACCTCCAAGACCCCCTCGTAGGTGCATACCGAGCAACCAAAAGGGTGATTCATATCAAGAGAAGGTATTAATTTTTCGTATATCTTTTTTATATAGCGACTGTGCAGCGCAGGTAACGTATTTATAAAATCATTGAGGGACGCTGCGTCTCTTATACTATTGACTGAAGTGATTACAAGTCTTAAAAAGTCGCTTGCTGGGGTTTGCGGAAAGTTCATTTTCTTTTTGTGTTCTTGTGCTTCCACGATTTTCTTTTCGTCCTTTCCCGTCAAAAACCGAACTTCAACAATATATTGTGTTTTAGGAAGCGGGATCAAAAAGGTACCGACTTCTGTCTTTTTAACCTCGTGTTCTGTCATAAACTCGTCGGAAGGAGATTGTGTTTTCAAAGAGCTTAAATCAAAAGAATAATCTTGAGTCGCATCGCACCTTGGACACGTAATTGCAGTTTCATATATAGCACCGTACCCATGGGCCCGAGCGGTAACGAGTAGTGCATTTTTATCTCCCACAAGTAAATCGTCCGCTTTTATTCTTTTGTCCACCATAACGCTTTCAAGCATTCTATCTAGAGCTAGCCCTTTTTTCAACAGAGCCACCGAAGTCAAAATATCTTCTTCTTTCGTGGTCATGTGTTTAATTTCTATAACTTCTTGCTTGAAGAGAGGGTGGTCAGGGGGATAGAAATGTCCTTTACTGGGAAGTTCAGCAAATTCTGTGGGCGTTATAAATTTTAAGCTGGCACCTTCCATGCTTGGTTGTTTAAATTCTGTATTCACTTCGGTTGGCGTGGAAGGCGCGCCAAGTCTATCTTCATTTGATCTTGCACTCATTTTTACCTCGTTTTGTTTTCTAGTTAAATCTTTTAAATTTTAGTAACCGCGAACAAGCCATCTTGAGCCTTTGTTTTCCCAGCTACTAAGGTTATTACCTGCGCCTGCTGCCGCGGCATCTAAACGGCGCTCAAGCTGTCTTTCACTCCACCCTTGCGTAAATTTAAAATTTTTATACGCAAAAGTTAAATCTACTGTGGCTATATTCTCATTATCATAATTAACATCAGAAAATCCCACAGATGTTAAAACCGGTTTATAAACACTCCACTCACCATTTGCACCGCCGTGGCCATCCAATTCAAGAATTGTAATAACTTGAGGGCTTCCTTCTATATAACCATCAAGAAGTCGGTTATAAGTTGGATTGTTGGCGCCCTCCCGATGGCCCATGGCAGTTTCTTCAAATTTCCATGTTTTCTGCATCATGGATAATGCCGCTTGAATGTGGCCTGCGGTGTCTGCGCCTTGTGTGCCAAACACATTTACATCCGCCAAGGTGACTTTCAGGGGTTTTGTTTTAAAGCCTTGCGTTGGATAATCTATTTTAGCATAATCACCAGAGTCTAATTGGTACTCACCGACTTGTGTCTCGATACTGTCGTATCCTGGCCGGCTAAAACTTTTAACCATATAGGGGGGAAAGGCACTGAGGTCTGACCCTCCAAACATTAAGTCCCCAAACAATAATATAGCTTCGAAAGTTCTTTTTGGTCTTACGTTGGAATTGCTCCAAAATTGCCAGATTCCAGGAGAAAATATGTCGCGTTCAGCCATCTTTCTTGTACCTACCCGTTAGTAATAGCTCCCATTTCTTCTTTATATTTTTGAATAGCTGCGGCCTGTGGCTGTTCATTTGTCATGATGGGGATTGGGGTCGGGTTCTCTTCAGTGCCATCGCCTTCATACTCGGCCCAATCATATGTAAAAGTTAATACTACATTCAACATATCTTCGACGCCATAGTCGAGGGAGCCAAAATCAGCTTTTGAGAGCCAAGCGTTATGTAGGGTCCAGCGTTCAATTTGTTGGCCCTTCCCGTCTAGTTGTGCTATTGATGGGACTCCTACAGCAATATTTGAATCTTTCTTTGTCATAGAAATTGATGCATCTGCTTCAGTGCCAGGAATAGCATAGCCGGAGGCCTGCAACATTTTGACAACTTTTGCAGAAGCGTCTGGATATACGGGGTCAACCAATGTTACTGTAACATCTTCCCAGGTTACTCGCCCGGGATACTTAAATTCATGAGCGATATAATTGTGCTTAACTGGAGAAACGGTGAAATTCGGCTTTCCTACCTTTGTGATAACATATGTGGGAATATGATCAAATACCAATACCCAGCGAAAAGATCGCTTTGGATCAATCGTTGTCGAACTCCAGAAATTGCTCTTTTCGGCCATTTTTTAATATCTCCTTTTTATCCTCTATTAGTAAATAGAGTTAAATTAAATTTTTAGTCCTCAAAAGATGCTCCCGAGTCCGTAATAATAAAATCAATTGCAATATATTCAATTGCTCTTGCTGGTTTTACATATAATTTCGCATACATAATGTTTCTATCGATGAGATCTGGAGTGGTGGTGGTCTCATCTAGAATCAACTTGTATTCTACTATACCAAGGCCGGCCTTAACATCGCTAAGGAAGGGGTTAACTTTTGATTTAAATCTATTCCACGTTACCTGAACATTTTGATCAAACAAAATTGTCGCGGCGAATCGTGAAATTTGTTTCTTTATGAAAAGAACAAGACGTCGAACATTGATTCTATCGAGCGCCGAAGGGGTCAGCTGTAGAGTTTTTTGTCCGAATATTACAATTCCTTCTGCCGGGAACGAAGCGATTGGATTAATGTTTTGCTCATAGAGCCTGTCTCGCTCCCTAGATGTGAGGCGCTGTTCCACCCCGACGACTGGAATACCCGCTGCGCGATTTACGCTTAATCCGCCACGTGTAAACCCAGCAGGAGCAAACCATAACTGAGACGTCGCTTCGCCAAAGGCCATGGCACCGAGGGCAGCCACTGAGGGTGGCGCCCAAATTGTTGCGCCACTAATTGTGTCGCGAATTTGGACCCAAGGGTAATACGCACAGCCATAGCTGCTATTAATCTTCAACGTATTTTTCTTATTGTTGATAAGAGTATCTATATCGCCCTTTCGATTTTGCCTTGTATCGCTACTTTGTGCGGCTGGCGTGTATCCACCCTTAAGATCAATAATGGCCAAAGCGTCGGCGCGCTGTTCACACATCTCAACTAGCTTTGTATTAAGATTATTGTTCGTAAGACCTGGCATTGTTACCAAATTATATTCGACAACTTCTGAGTCACGTAAACAATCGATGGCCACATTAACAGAATTGTATTCCGCATTATTTAATTGACTAATATTATCAGTTGTCAAGACTCTGTTATTGAAAGGGTCTTTTTCCTTGATATCAACTCCGTCAGCGCCGCCGTGTAAGAGTGTTGTAAAACGATCCCAGCCAGCAGATTTACCTCCATTATCTGTGTCGATAACATTCAAGTAGGAAGCCGTCTGGGGCCCTCGAACATTCGGAGATGACAAGAGGCCAGAGGCGGTGTGTGCAGTA